TTATCAGATACACGTGTTGTAGGTGTACGATGAGCTACAACAGCTACTTCATATCTTGTTTCTTCTGTCTGTATCCCTTGTTCTCCTTCTTTTCCATAGTATTCCATACCACGTTGTCTTAATTCATCAGCTTTAATATTACTAGGAGCATCTTTTTTCAAATATATATATTTATCATCACCACGTTTCTTACCTTCTATAAGTCTATTATCTTTTAGCTTCCATCCAACAAGTTTACCTTTCTCTTTAATATCTACAAGACTATCGGCAAACCAGAAATTCTCACCACGACCTGAAGCTCTATCCTGCATTTCCTGTAACTGATTTTCAGCAGATTCCTTACTATCGACAATCCATATATCTCTTGGGTCACCATCAGGGCTCCTTAATGTTCTATGTTCATAGAAGTCAACACCTTCCATTACCCTATAAACAATCTCAGTTCCTTCAAGAGCTTTATGTAGATCACCAAGTTGAACAACTCCTTTATCTAATAATGATTTTATCCTTTTATTATTAGGAATCTCATTAACAGTAACAATTCCATCCCGTGAAGATTCATTATGCATAATAAATCTTACTCTATCTGTAGCTACGAGCTTGCTTTTATTTGACCCATCCAATTCTATCTGTCCATATGTCCATATATTCCTATCTTTTATATCTGCAGTACTATTACGATCAGCTTGTTCTCTCCAAACTGTTTGAAATATTGAATTCCTTAAATATCCTGGGTCACCATAATCATGGAAATCGCTTACTACTATTCCTTGACCACCATGTTTATTTCTAGGTGAAAATAGGTTCCTGTTGTTAATTAATTGTCTCTTTAATGTATTCCTTACAGTTCTCTTAAATGGTAGAAATGTTGGGTCTCCACCACTTCTAATCCATTTCTCTAATAAAGACATTTGATCAGTTGCTATATCTAACTCATCCATATCCAGCTTTAATGTACCAGCTATATGAGCATCACCACCCTCAGCAAACATTTTATCAGCATCTTTTATAAATTCTCTTACACCATCCTCAAGCATCCATCTATAAAAATCTTGATTCAATCCTGGATCAATAAGATCAGATGCAACTTGTAATGGAATAGTAGCTTCTTTTTTAGGTGTAACAGCACTTGCTAAAGAGAATGTATCAATAGGCAATTTAATAATCTTATCTATATCCACAAATCTTTCAGACATTTTAGAGCCCATGAGTTCTCCTAATGAATTAAACTCATCCATATATATTATCTTACTGTGTTTTTCATCAGCTCCTTTTTCGCCTATTATATCAGTACCAGCCATCTTAGCTGACGAATCCATAATAACCATATCTATTTCATTTCTTGCAAGATAATCATCCCAAGCCCTATCTGTTACCCATGCTGTTTTATCTAAAAACACACCACTGGCATCGGAAGCTAATCCGCCTACAGGTTTCATATGCTCAACACGACTACTATGTAAACCAGCTAAAAATCTTATAGCTTCCATCATATCTCTGCTAATTACATTAATGGAATCAAACCTGCTTACATCTATATTGCCTCCAGGCATACTTTTAGTATCTATATTGTAATCTTGAAAATCTCTAATCCCAGAAGCTGTTTGTTCAGCCTCTACCTGTTTAGCCAATGATGCAAATAACGATGTAATTGGAGGAGGAGGTTGGCCAGATATAGGACTCTCATCACCTAATATATGAGCTGCAATACCATCTTTAGATAAACTCTTTAACTTTGCTTTTATAGAATCGGTTTCTCCAACCACATCTATGCCTAGAAAATCAAACATAGGATTACCCTGCTTGTTTTTTCTTTCGATTAATGATACTGCTTCATCAATGATATCAGTTGTTAAACGCTTTGCACTTCTATTAAACAGCAGCTTCATATATCTTAACTGTGTCTTTGCAAATAGATCACCATCCTCAAATGTTGTACCATGAATAGCCTTCCAATACTCATCGCCCATCACCTTGTCTCCAAATATATTAGTAAGCATCATAGTCATTTCTCTACTTACTCTTTGATGATCTGAATCTCCTTCTTTATACGTCCATTCTGTTATTTTAGTTTTCTTACCATCAGGCTTTTCTATTTCGACAACTTCACTATTCAATGAACTTTTCTTAAAAGATTCATACGTTTTTATAGCATTAGGGCTTATCACATTTGTACCCTTAGGCCCAAATTCTTTAATTCTTTTATCAACTACCCTTATAAATTCCTTTACAATCTTATTAACAGCAGTATACTTTCCATTAATTCCACCCATTGGTATACCAATACCATCACTCATAGTAGATAAGAAAGCAACAGTATACGGTACCTTAGCTCCAGCATCACCAGCATCCTTCATAGCCTGCTCTGATGTACCAATTCCCTGTACTGAAAATGGTGCCTTACTAGCCAACATATTAAAGAATTTTATTCTTAATTTCTCATCTCTTGCAAGAGCTATATTATTTTTTCTGCCATCTACTTGGAAATCACCTTTGTCTACAAGTGTATACTCCCCAATTAAATCATTAACCATATCATACAGCGCATTCTTTTGAAATGTTTCCTGTACATAGTTAGGATTTTCACCATTTACTTTAATTTTATTTACAGTAATAGCATTCTTTATCTGATAATAAGCCATGAATGTTTTTTCTAAAAATTCATCATGCTTAGCATTATATTGTTTTAATCCCCATCTCTGAACAGGGACTTTCTTACCATTATAAACCAGTTCAGCACCACTTTTCTTCATAAAATCATAGAAATTAATGGCATTTTTCATAGCATCAGGGTCATCTTTTATAGCCTTACTAAGTGAATTGCCAGGTGCTAGGTTTATTTTAATATTATACTTCTTTAAATACTTATCCAAACTCATAGTAAGATGGTTATCTACAGGAAACTTGCTCTCACCATCAAGCCTATCCTTCTCCCATATAACTTCCAAATCTCTATGCGAACCAAAAACCTGGAAGACAGTATTCATAGCATCTTTAGCTGCTTGAAGATGATCAAGTACAGTATCTTCTTTAAAATCATCAAATTTGAGCCTGTTTTCCAGTTGGTCATATAAACCAGCTTCAGA